ATGGCAAAACTCATGTCGAAGCTCACCAAGCGAATTGTTGACGACGCGGAGGTGCGGCCGAAGGAATATTTCATTTGGTGCGGGGAATTGAAGGGCTTTTGCGTCCGCATTCTGCCGACGGGAAAAAAGACGTATTACGTCGATTATCGGAACAAGGACCGCAAACAGAAACGCATCACAATCGGCCAGCACGGCAAGATAACAACCGAAGAGGCGCGCAAGCTGGCGCTCCAAAACCTGGGCGGCGTCACCAAAGGCGAAGACCCGGCAACTGAGCGCGCGACGCAGCGAACCTCACTCACGGTCAAAGACCTTTGCGCGCAATATCTCGACGCGACCGAAAAGGGCTTCATCATGGGCAAGAAGGGCCAGCCCAAGAAGGCTTCGACCCTCGCCATAGATCGCGGCCGGATTGATCGACACATAATCCCGCTGCTCGGCAAGAAGCTGGTGAAAGACCTCGCACCTGCTGACGTGGCGAAATTCATCCGCGACGTGACCGGCGGCAAGACGGCGACGGTTGAGAAGACCGACAAACTGCGCGGCAAAGCCGTTGTAGAAGGCGGCAAGGGAACGGCGGCGCGAACCGCTGGCCTGCTGGGCGGAATACTCTCGTTCGCCGTCTCTGAGGGCGTCATTCCCTTCAATCCAGCGCACGGCGTGAAGAGGCCAGCGGACAACAAGCGGACTCGCCGGTTGACGCCTGACGAGTACCGGGCCTTTGGGCAAGCTATCCAACAGGCCGAAGAGGCTTGCGAGACATGGCAGGGAACGGCGGGCGCTCGCCTATTGGCCCTGACCGGCTGCCGGTTGCAGGAGGTTGTTCAACTTAACTGGAAAGAGGTTGACGAGGCCGGCGGCTGTTTCCGCCTGGAGGATTCGAAGGAAGGCGCCAGCACGCGGCCAGTTGGTCGCGCAGCCTTCGACGTGCTGAACAGCCTGACGCGCGAGGCTGAAGCAAAATTCGTCCTGCCGGCGGCGCGGCGCGATGATGGCGCATTCGGCGGCCTCGACGGCGCCATTGAACGGCTGGCGAAGCGGGCGGGCCTGGAGGGCGTCACCGCTCACACGCTGCGCCATTCCTTTGGCTCTGTCGCTGGCGATCTTGGCTATTCAGAACCGACCATCGCGGCCATGCTCGGCCACGCCGCCGGAACCGTGACAGGTCGCTATGTCCACCATCTCGACGCCGTGCTGATCGCCGCCGCCGACAAGGTTTCGCGCGCCATTGACAGCTACATGACCGGGAAGGCTGAGGGGAAGGTGGTGAAGCTGCCGCGTGCGAGGGGATAATGGGCTTGCGGCAAAGGGTGCGCAATCTGCGCCACCCAAGCTCCTGCGTGCGGAGGGGGGTGACCACGGTAAAAAAATCGGACACTCACCCCTGCTGCAGTTGCTGCAGTTGCTGCACTTCGCCCTGGTTTTCACCGAATTCGGCGAAAACTCCGGCGCTGCGACCCGACGATGACGACCTAAGCCAAACTTAGGCCGCCGATTATGGTGGCGTCATCCGTTGAGACATTGCAACACTTCGCGGGCCGCCTCCCAAATCGGGGAGCAAAAAAAATCGCAAATGCGCCAGAACGCGAACTGACAAAACTGACAAAACCTCCCGCCACGGCGCGCTGAAATTTTCAGAAACGCTCGGACCCAATACCCCCAAAACCCCCAAAACCTCCCCCGCCATGAAACCGTGAGCGCCGAGATGCGCGCGCTCGGCGTCCGCTTCGCCGTGGTGCCGGATAAGGCCTCGGCCTGATCGCGGGATAGCCGAGCTTGCGGAGATAGATGAAAACCTTGTGCGGGCGAACCTCACGCCCGCACAGGAGGCGCTGGCGATCTCGCGTCGGAGAGATCTACGAACTGCTGCACCCGGAGACGAAGGCGGGAACTGCTGGGGCGAATGCGCGATGGAATGATGCGAGCGACAATTTGTCGTTTGCATCCGCTACGTCCGAAGCTACCGGCAAGGACAAGCGCACGGTCGAGCGCGCCGCCGCGCGCGGCGAGGCCCTTGGCGACGATCTAAAGGCCGTAGAAGGCACGTCACTAGACAAGGGCGTGGAACTGGACGCGCTAGCAAAAAAAGCCCGCCCCACCGTTGGATGATGATGGCGCGGGCCAGCGAGTACGATAACGCCTGACGCCATCGCTATCCTTCAGCTAAGAGCGCTGAGGCAGGAGCGCAAGCGCTATTCAGAAACGAGCTTAACTAAACGTAAAAGCTTGGAGCGCCTCGCCAGTCAGATTTCGCGAACGACCGCGACCGGCGATAAGGGTGACGCGAAAAACGCAGGTTAGGGGCAAGTTTCAGGTTGTATGCCGATCTGGTCGAGGGTTTCCCCCCGATCCTCCTCGACGCGTAACAGCGAACGCCCGTCAGTCCATCCCTGGCGGGCGTTTTCCGTCTCGGATTCGCATAATGATTGTTGTGTTCAGTCGGTGCGGACGAACCTGACGCCATCGCAGGATGCGCAATCTGCGCAACCTCCTGGCGGAAAGAGATCTACGAACTGCTGCACCCGGAGACGAAGCACGGGGGCGACCGCAAGAGTGATCAAGTGGAAAAAAATTCCACTTGTTCTTTCGCTGACGCGACTGCTGGTGCGACTGGGAAAACAGCGCGATCAGTCCGCATGGTCGCCGCGCGTGGCGAAGCTCTTGGCGATGATCTAACATTGTTACCGCCTAGGCCAGCCGTCAACGTCCGGTTTCCCCGTGAGAAACGCTGAATGTATCGCACTTATCACACGACCAAAGGACATTCCTGGAGATAACGCCTTCAATTGTTCTGCTGCTGCTTTTTGTTCTTTTGTCTCGGCAAGCTTATCTATTTCTATTGCGACACAGCGAACCGTGTCCCAATCAACTTCATTGGAAGCCTGCGCCTTCCATAACTCGTCAATTAGAGAATCAATGTAAGTCATTTCTGAACCCGTCAATTGCGCCAGTTCTGTCCAAGCTCATCATCAAACCAGCGTTCTGCGTCTGCGTCAGGACCGCATAGTGATTTGAACCGCAAATAATGACCATACCCTTTTGAATTAAGCCATTCCTTGAAAGCAAGAAAACTTGGCATCTCACCTGAAGAAACGGAAAACCCCGTTTCCTGCGCCCAATCATGGCAAAGTCTACGAATCGCAGGTTCAGCTTCTTTTTTCGTCATCATTCACCCTTAGCCTAACTCCTGTGCCGCCGCCGTTCGGTTCGATGAACTCGACGCCTGCGGCTTCGATGGCGTTGCCGATCCATCAAACGCGCTCTGATGTCGCTTTTTTTGGCTTCGCCTTGCCAGATTTTTCCTGCAATTGCGCGACACGCCTCACCAATTGCCTGACAGTCATAGTCAACGCGGTTTCGATTTCACCGTCTGAAAGATTCGCCATCGCTTTGGCAATTCGAGCCGCAATATCCAAATCAATCCCATCTTTGAAATCGTCTGTCAGCGTCGCTGCGACAAATTCTCGAAATTTGGCGAGCAATAATTGCCGGTCGGATGATTCGGTTGGAGAAAGCGTTAAGCTGGCCTCGACACCGAAATTAACCAAACGACGAACAGCCTCGGCACGAGGGGGTAAATCAGGCTGAAGCCGCCGCCATCCATCGATGATCGACAGAAATTCGTCCGACACGCGCATTTGGAATTGTTTGTCGTTAGGCATCACGGCACCAGCATGTATTGACATGCATATTCCATGCATGTATGTACATAACGTACCACGGAACGCTCATAGGAGCAACAGCAATGCCCGAATCCACCGTTTCGGCAGACGCCACCGCTTTGCCTTCTCGCCGCCTTTTCCTCTCTGCTGGCCCCGCTGCCGCCGTCTTTGCCGCGCTGGGCGCCGCTGCCGCTGCCAGCCCTGCGAACCCCGACCAGCGAATTTTCGACCTCATCATGGAGATGCGCGCTTGGACGAGCAAAGCGAACTCTCCGGCTTCCGACGAGGACACAACCGCATTTTGCTGCGACCAGCAGGCGGCGCTTTTCCGCCTACTGCTGCAAGAAAAGCCGCAGACCATGCACGGCGTGCGGGCCTTGCTGGCTTATCTTATCGAGGAAATCAGCGACTACCTGTACGACGGCGCGACAATTTCTGTGATGCTGAAATCCGTTCTCGCCAGCCCCGCAATGATGGCGTGAGGACGGCCATGAGCTCAAAACACGATCCTTACGATCTGCTGCACTCAAGTGCGCGGAAAGAGCATCTGGTTGACCAGGACGAGCACATGTTCACCGCATGCTATTTGTCGCGTGCGCTGTGGCTGCTGCTGTTCCGCGAAGGCGACGACGCAATCGACATGGAGGATGAGCGCAACCGCATGGCTGTGAGTGAACTCGCCAGCATAGTCGCCTTTCATGCGAGCGCCGCCGTCACCGTCATGCGTGTTGAGGATGAGGCCGCCCGCCATGCGCGATCCTGACGACTTCACGCAGATCACCGAATTCACGCCGGCCATGCGGGCGCGGATTGCCAATGCCGTCGAGGCGCTGATCTCGCTACTGGACGAGTTCGACGGAGACGACGAAGACGAAGACAACGGCGACCAAGAGGCCTTGTCCGAAGAGGTTCTTGGCGAATTCGACGAGGCCGAGATGATCGATGATGATTGGGAATGCCAGAAAGAAGCCTGGATTCAGCCGCTCCACCTGCCCGGCGGCAATGGCGACTGAGCCAGGGAGAACAACATGCGTATCTCAAGAGATTGGTTTGTGCTGGTTGCCGACCTTTTCGAACACTTAGGGCTTCTGATCCGCGTCAAATGGCTGCGGTGGAGGCTGGCAAGGGCCGTAGCGAGGGCAAAAAGGAGGAAAGGCGACAACGAGTGACAATCGCCGCCATAGCCCCGCACGGTCGCCGCGCGGGGTTTTCCACCGGAGAAGCAAAAAATATCGTAAGAACTTCATATGTGGTTCACGCAAACCATTGACGGTCTAAGCCAACCATGTTCATATGTGGTCTGCTCAAACCTACTGAAAGCGGAACCATGAAACACAATCCTGATTCGCCGGAATTCTCGACCGCCGAAGTTGCAGGCGCTGCCGGCCTTCCGGTTGAGACGCTTCGCACCTGGATCAAGCGCGGCGATATCGCGCTCGTTCACGACACCCCGGACCGGTTCACCCCCGGCACTGGTGGCCGCCGCCTCTTCACGTTTCGTCGAAGCTTGAACATCTGCTTGGCGGCGGAACTCGTTCGCAATTCGATCAGCGTCAAAGAGGCTTCGAAAATCGCGCTCGAGTTCACCGACATGGGCGGGAATGCCGGAGGCTACCGCGAAGGCGAGCTTGTCGATGAACTGAAGAACGTCCGCCTTCCCGGCGATCTGTTCCCGGACGACACTACTATCTTGGTTGTGCGCTTTCCGAGCGACGGCGGCGAGCCGGACGCGAAGGTTGAGCGGCTGAAGGACGCGAAGGACGCGCTGTTTCACATTGCCGGTAAGAACTGCCGTTCGGTCCTACTGATCGACATTGACGACATCTACGCGCGCGCGACCGCGAAGCTGCAGCACTACCGCAACTAGGCCGTCCCTCGTTTCATCGTGGGCCACCCGCAGTTTGATCGGGTGGCCCGAGCCAAGGAAATCAACGAATGACTGAGCATTCCCAACCTTCCCTTGTGGAGGGAACGCATTCGGCTTGCCTGCCGTCGCGCCTGCGCAAGCCCCGCCTCCGGCGTGATGAGGCCGCCGAGTATTTGGGCCTCGTCCACGGCATTCCCATTGCCGTCGCCACTCTGGCGAAGAAAGCCAGCGTCGGCGGCGGCCCCGCCTTCCAGAAGGTCAGCCGAATGGCGCTCTATCCGGTCATCGAGCTTGACCGCTGGGCCAAGGAAAGCCTGGGCGGCCTCCGCACGTCTTCGGCTGACGAGGGGGAGGAATAACAATGACCGCGACCAGCCTCGGCAAGCCGCTCGGCTTCATCCCGTCGCCCTATGGCACTTCGATTGCGGTCTACGGCGACCGCGACGACGAAAATTCGTGGGTCCATGACATTGAAGGCTGCATGGACATGGCCGGCGTTTATGGCGCCGCCAATCGCGCGGCCTGCCGCGCTGCGTTCAAGGCGCGCGCCGGTAACAGCATCACCTTCGACATCTTCACCGACCACGGCGGCCGTAAGGTTCCTAAAGTTGCCCTGCCGCGTCCGCGCCAGCCGGTCTATCCGACCTTGCCGCGCGGCTGCGACATGGACATTCCGATTGAAAACTGGATCACACTCGCGCTGGAGTGCTCGAACTGGACGACGCGCGCCGACGCGCTGATTGACATCTGCCATTCGAATCTTACGCACGCGGACGGCTTCACTCTGCCGCCGGAAATCCACGCCATCGCCCTCCAGATATTGCTGACCGCAACCGTCGAGCACATGCCCGACGAGGAAATCGACTGCATTGAGGCGGCGGCGATCTACGCCTTTACCAATCACGCCGAATGGTCCCGCGCGGGCGTCAAGTGGCTCGCGCCGTTCAACAAGACGTGGTTCCGCGATTGGGTTGCGAAGCGTCCGAAGTATCGGACCTTTGCCGCTGCCGTGCGGCTGGTTGATCCCGACTTGCCGGCTTGGATCGACGGGGGCGGCAATGCTTAGCGCCGCCCCGACCCTTCAAAGCGCCAGCGCGCCCCGCGTCGCCTCCGATCTTATCTGGCTCAAGCGCGACGCGCTGGCGGAAAACGCCGCTTTGCTCGCCTCGTTCGCTCTCTCACTGGAGCAATCTGCAATGCGCGGGCATGACTATGAAAGCGAAATTCACGCGCGCCAGCTTCGCGCCGTGCTGCTTCAAATCATCGAGCTTGTGAAAGAACTGCGGGCCAGCGGCCAAGGTGGTGAGAAATGAATTACCCGCCGGGATATCATATGTGGTCGCGAGATAAACAAGACGCCTATTACGCCATGAGGATCGAAGAGGATCGTCAGCGCGCTGCGCCTGCCGCGACGCCGCTCTCTGTCGTTCCGCTGCCGGGCGTCCGCGCCGATGGCCGCCCTTCTCTGCCGTACGCGCCGGCAACGGGGAGCGCGCCGTCCTGGCCCGAGCCGAAGCCGATTGAAGCGACCCTGCCGGCGGTGGCGCCGTTCGATCCCGAGCTTCTGCCGCCTGTCTTGCGGGACTACGTGTTTGACGTTGCCGAACGCCAGCAATCGCCGGCTGATTTCGTCGCCGTCGCGGCCTTGTGCGGCCTGTCGGCTGTGGTCGGAAACAAGGTCAGGATTCGACCGAAGCAACACGACGATTGGGAGATTGTGCCGAACCTGTGGGGCGCTCTCATTGGCGCGCCAAGCATGATGAAGACGCCGGCCGCGAAATCCGCTCTCTGCTCGATCTACGCCATTGAGGCGGGCTTGCGGAAGGAATGGGAGTCGGCGCAGCGCGAAGCCGATATGGAAGATACGCTTTCCAGCCTGGACGCCAAGGAAGCCAAGAAACGTGCGGAAAAGGCTTTGAAAGCTGGCGACCGCGACGAGGCGAAGCGGCTGCTCAACGAGGCCTCCGGCGGCGGCGACCGCAATGAGGTTCCGTGTCCGCGTCTTGTCGTGAATGACGCCACGGTCGAGAAGCTGGGCGAGTTGCTGAACGAAAACCCGCGCGGCCTGCTGCTCGTCCGCGACGAATTGCCGGGCTTCCTTGCGAAACTCGAATCCGAAGAATTCCAAAGTGACCGCGCCTTCTATCTTGAAGCCTTCAACGGCGACGGACAATTCACCTATGACCGCATCGGGCGCGGAACCGTTCATATTGAAAATGCCACGCTGTCTATCATCGGCGGCGTTCAGCCGTCACGCATCGCCCCGCTCGTTCGCGGCGCCATGTCGGGCAGGAGTGATGATGGATTGATCCAACGACTTCAGCTTTCCGTCTGGCCCGACCCCGTTTCAGAATGGAAATACACAGACCGCCGCCCAAGCGCCGAGGCGCGCGAGAAATACGAAGAGGCGTTTCGCCGGCTGCATGACTTTTCCAGCAAGATCGAAGAGCCGGCTGTATTCGGCTTCTCTGCCGTCGCTCAGGACATGTTCAAGACGTGGATGACAGAAATTCAGACCGAGGCGCGTTCGGGCAAGCTGCCGACCGTCATGGAAAGTCACCTTCTGAAAATGCCCAAGACCATTTGCTCTATCGCGCTTATCTTCCACCTTCTCGACGGCGGCGAAGGGCCTGTGACCGCCGAGGCGGCGGCGCGTGCGTTCGATTGGGCTGATTACCTCCGCACTCATGCCAACCGGCTTTATTCTGCCGGGAGCACGATGGCGGAAAGCGGCGCTAAGTTGATCTTGGAGCGGCGGGCGCAATTGCCGGAAAAATTCACGGCGCGCGACATTCAGCGCAAAGCGTGGGCTGGCATTGCGGACCGTGACGCCGTGGCCGACGCAATTGATATGCTCGTCTCCCATGGCTATTGCCGCGAAGAATTGTCTGCCGCGTCGCCTGCTGGTGGGCGTCCTACCGTCTCCTATATCTGGAATCCGCGCATCAAGTCTGAGGGCTGAACATGGGACGCTGGCTTACTTCCGTCCGCGCTGCTGACGAGGAAAAAAATTCAGAAACGCGCCAAACCGGAACTGACGAAACTGACAAACCCCCGTTTGAGCCGGTTTCGTCAGTTTTGTCAGTTCGCAACCGGAGCGAATTTGAAAAATTTTCCGACCAGCCCAAAGCCGGCGCGGGAGGTTTTGTCAGTTTTGTCAGTTCGCGTTCTGAGCATTTTCGAAAATTTTCGCCCCTCGCCACTGACCACGCCGAACGCGCCGCGCTGTGCTGCGATGATATCCCGCCGGCATACGTCAACGCCTGGACACGCCTTTGCACGCGCCCGCCAGATGGAACCGCGACCGACGAATGGAACATGGCGATTAGCGACGGCGCACGGTTCTTCGCCGCATGGGGAGAATGGGCCGCGCGCTGGAATTGGACAGAGGCGGAACTGTTTGACCTGCCGCACGACGGCGCGCTCGGCGGCCTGCTTTGGTTTATCCAGGGCCGCAAGGTCGAAGCGTTCGGGCCTGACCATTGCCGCCTTGAGGATGAGGCGATATTTGATCGCGGCACAGTTGGAGGCGAAAGGATAATATTCAAGCAATAGCTAGAATATTACAGCGCGCTTAAATTGCCTTATCTTGCTGTTTTGTGTTTTTATTGCTTGATTTTTATATGATAATTGCCGCCGACCTTAAGGCGGACATGCTCGAAAAGCTTAAATCATTCTTTGCCAGCGAGACGAAAGCGGTATCTGCGCCGCTGTCGTCTCCCGCTGTTCTGGAAATCTTCAACGCGCCCCCTGCGGCCTCTGGCGTTCCCGTTGACGCCTGGGCTGTGCTGCGCTGTCCGGCTGCTCAGAATGGCGTCCGCATCATCGGGGATGCAATCGGCACGCTCGACGCCCGGCTTGTTAAATGCGACGGCAAGGACAAGGGGCCGGTCACGGATCACCCCGTCGCGCGCCTGCTGAAGCAGCCGAACGGCTGGACGGGCGAAACCGAGTTCAAGCGGCAGCTTATTCAGGACGTTCTGATCTGGGGAAACGGGCTTGCGCTCGTCTCCCGCGTTCGCGGCGAACCCCGCGAGCTTCATCGCATTGACCCGCGCGCCTGCTCGATCACGCTCGATCTGGACACGACGGAGCCGCGATACAGCGTCGCCATGCAGAACGGCGGTTCTCGCGAGTACAGCTATGGGGATATCGTCCATGTTCGCAATCTCACCCTGGACGGCGCGCGCGGCCTGGGCCTCGTCAATCTCGCGGCTGAAGCTATCGGCGTCGCTTCGGTTCTTGAACGCCATGCCGCCGGATTATTCTCTCGCGGCGCTCGTCCTGCTGGCTTGCTCGAATATGCGGGCAAGCTAGCCGCTGAGGCGAAAGCGCGACTTGCTGCAAGTTTCCAGTCTGGTTTCGGCGCCGCCATCAATGCCGGGCGCACGCTGGTTCTTGAAGACGGAATGAAATTCGTTCCGCTGCAACTCGCCAGCACCGACGCTCAGTTCTTGGAGAACCGCAAATTTCAGGTTCTCGAAATCGCCCGCTGTCTCAATGTGCCGGCGGTCCTGCTGAACGACCTCGAACAGGCGACTCTCAACAATGCGGAATCGCTCGCGCAGCAACTGCTTGATCGCACCATCGTCCCCTTGCTCGAACTTTTCGAAGACGCCTTGGAGCGTGCGCTGCTGACGCAGGAAGAATGCGACGCCGGATATGAAATCGAATTCGACACCAGCAACTTTACGCGCGCCGACACGGAGAAGCGTTTCGCCGCGTACAAGTCCGGCATTGAAAGCGGCGTCCTCGTCCTGAACGAGGCCCGCGAGCGTGAAGGGCTGCCGCCGGTTGCTGGCGGTGATGAACCGATGCGCAGCGTCCAGACGATCCCGCTGAATTCGACCGCCCCAAATTTAGGGGTGTCGCCTGAACCGACACCCTCCACCCCGCAGGTTTCGTTTCAGACTGAAACAAAACCCCCGGCCGATCCCGCGCCTGTCGCGCCCAAGCGCCGAACCTCCAAGGCCAGCAAATGACAGACGAGACGAAGACACTTGCGCTTGAATTGAAGTGGTCCGCCGACGCGGAAACCTCTGGCGCGTTCGAAGGGCTTGCGGCCGGCTACGGCAATGTTGACCACGGCGGCGACGTGTTCGCGCCTGGCGCTTTTGCTGACAGTTTGAACGAACACAAGTCCGCCGGAACCCGCCCCGCGCTGCTGTGGCAGCATGACCCGGCTGAACCCATTGGCGTTATCGACGCGCTGACGGAAACCGCCGCCGGCCTGTCGATCAAGGGCAGACTTGCAATCGACACGCAGAAAGGCCGCGAGGCCTATTCGCTCGCCAAGATGGGCGCCGTTTCCGGCTTGTCAGTTGGCTACCGCACCAAGCGCGCCAGCCGCAGCGCGAAGGGCGTCCGCGAAATCAAATCCGCCCACCTGGGCGAAGTCTCTCTTGTCACTGTGCCGATGAATGACCGCGCCCGGCTGACGAGTGTGAAAACCGCCGCGACGGCGAAAGGAAAGAGCATGACCGATATCGATACCGACGCGACGGAACTCGCGGAACTCAAGAGCAAGATTGCGGACCTGGAGGCCAAGGGCGCGAAGGTCGACAACATCGAGGCCGAACTGAAAAAGGCGCTGGACCGCGCCGACGCGCTCGAACTCAAGATGAACCGCCCCGGCGCGGCGCGCGTGAGCAAGGACGAGCTGGCCGACCTGCAGAAGAAATCCTTCAACGCCTTCCTTCGCGGCGGCGTCGGCGCCCTTGGCGACAATGAGCGCAAGTCGCTGGGCCTGGAAGGAAAGAGCATGACGGTTGGCGATCCGAATGCGAGCGTGTTTGCGCCGCCGGAATTCGCCAGCGAGATCATTCGCAACCTCGTCCAGTTCTCTCCTGTTCGCACTGCCGCCCGCGTTATGTCCATCGGCGCGGCCGAAGTGAAGATTCCGCGTCGCACCGGCAATTTGACCGCCGCGTGGGTGACCGAAACCGGCGCTCGTTCCGGCTCGGACGCGACCTATGACAACGTGACCGTCGCGCCGGGCGAACTGGCTTGCTACGTCGATGTTTCGAACCAGCTTCTTGAAGATTCGGCCTACGATATCGCCTCCGAAGTCTCCTATGACCTGGGCGAAGAATTCGGCCGCGCTGAGGGCGCCGCCTTCGTCTCCGGCGACGGCGTGAACAAGCCCAAGGGCATTCTCACTGACACCAACATCGCGAAGGTGAAAGCGGGTTCGACCACGGCGATTACCGCTGACGCTCTCGTGTCGTTCTTCTACAAGCTGCCGTCGCCCTATGCGAACAACGCCGTGTGGATGATGAACCGCAACACCATCGGCGTGATCCGCAACTTCAAGGACACGACCGGCCGCTTTCTGTGGGTTGACAGCCTCCAGGTCGGCGCGCCGCCGCAGCTTCTCGGACGCCCGGTCATCGAGGCCCCCGATATGCCCGACATTGCCGCCAGCGCCCTGCCGATTGTCCTGGGTGATTTCTTCCAAGGCTATCGGATTGTTGACCGCGTTTCGCTGGCGCTGCTCCGCGATCCCTTCACGCAGGCGACCAGCGGCCTGACCCGCTTCCATGCGCGTCGCCGCGTCGGTGGACAGGTTGTGAAGCCGGAAGCGTTCCGCACTTTGCAGATGGCCACCTGACAACAATTCGAGGGCGATGGATGACGGCGACACGGCCAGCCGAACAACGAAAAGCAACCTGCCCGCCCTCAACGGTTCAGACATGCCGTGTTCCAGGGTTCAAGGTTGCAAGGCCACTCTTATCCTCACTTTGAGGAACACCATGATTACCGTGATTGAAAAAGCTTCAGGACAAAACCTCACGACGCTGGCGACCGTGCTTGATGAACTCGACGCCAGCATGGACGATAGCGCCCGCCTTGATCGTCTGATCGCGTCGGTTAGCTCCACCATCGCGCGTTTCTGCAATCGCACGTTCGCCTTGGAGCGCGTCGTGGAAACCTTCGACCTCAGTTTGAGGACGGACAAGCTCGTCTTGTCGCGCTGGCCTGTCACTGAAGTTGTCTCTGTCATGATCAACGGCGACACGCTGGCCCCGTCCGCTTGGAAGCTGGGTGTTGATGGCGTCGTCTATCTCGCGTTGCCCTATTTGGGTGTGGTCGAGGTGGATTACCGCGCCGGCTATGTGCTGCCGGATTCGACTGATCGGACGCTGCCCGCTGATATCGAGCAAGCGGCGCTCAAACTGATCAATCTCGAATGGTCTTCGCGTGGCCGTGACCCGCTGCTGCGCTCCGAGATTGTCGAAGGCATTGGCCGCACCGATTACCAAGTCGGCGGCGTCGCCATGCCTGCCGATGTCGCTTCACTGCTTGCGCCCTATGTCCTGCCTGGGGTGGCCTGACATGCCCTATGCCGCCCCTCGCCATTGTCCGCGTGGTCACCCTGCCTTCACTGGCCCTCGCTGTCCTGTCTGTGCCGCTGAAGTTAAGGCAAGGGCAGAAGCGAACCGACCGTCAGCACGCCAGCGTGGCTATGACACCAAATGGCAGAAGGAGAGCAAGACTTTCCTCGCCCTGCCTGAGAACCGCTATTGCGCCTGTGGCTGTGGCCGCCTCGCTGACATGGTTGACCACATCAAAGCCCATAAGGGCGACCAGCGGCTGTTCTGGTCCCGCTCGAACTGGCAACCGATGCACCATGGCTGCAACACCCGGAAGGCGATCCGAGAGGAAGGCGCCTTCGGAAATAGACCGGGGGGTGGGTCGAACATACGAGCGGAGGGGGCGAACCGGCCTATAGGACTTGCGCGCAATATTACGGAAAACAGGGGTTTTGAGAAATGAGAGGCCGGAAGCCGAACCTTGCCGTCATTGAAGGCGGCCTAAATCCGGGCCGTTGCCCTGGCGCTCCGTCCTGGTTGTCGTCTCAGGCGAAGGCGGAATGGAAGCGCGCCGCTCCGGACCTGAACGCGCGCGGGCTGCTCAAGGTCGAGATGATGGCCACGCTGGAGGCCTACTGTGTCGCCGCCGGACAGGTGCGCGAATACGAAGAAATCATGCTCCGCGATGGGCGCCTGGTGACTGGCGTTAACGGCGAAAGCAAGACGCATCCTGTCTTCAAGATGCAATCCGCCGCCATGCGTGAAGCGCGCTTGCTCGCCGCCGAACTTGGCCTGACGCCGCATCGCCGCATGACTGGCAAGCAGGACGAGAAAGACAAGGGTGATGGCTGGGACTCCGATCTTCTCGCCTGATCCTGGGCTTTATCCTGATCCTGATGGCCGCGCCGAACGCATTTGCCGTTTCGTGCGCCGCCTGCGGCTATGGGAAGGACGATTTGCAGGCGAGCCGTTTAAGCTTTCGCCATTTCAAGAGGCGATCATTCGGCGGATCTATGGCCCGAGCGCGCCAGACGGCGGCCGGCTTGTGCGGACGGCTTGCATCTGGATACCGCGCGGCAACGCCAAGACGACGCTCGCCAGCGCGCTTGCCCTGGCGCATTTCATGGGACCGGAGGCCGAAGCCGGCGGGCAGGTTGTGCAGGCCGCCGCCGACCGTGAGAACGCCGGCATCGCCTTCAAGCATTCATGGGAGATGGTGAAGCAGGACCGGGCGCTGTCGGCGCGCGTCTCGCCTGTTGAAAGCCGCAAGCTGCTGAACCATCCAAAGACCTCCAGCGTGTTGAAGGCCATTTCGTCCGAGGCCTACAGCAAGCACGGCATGAACGTCTCTTTCTTCCTGGCGGATGAAGTCCACGCATGGGCGCCAGCGGAGGCGCGCAAGCTGTTTAAGACCGTTCAGGACTCCATGGTGAAGCGGGAACACCCCTTATCCGTCATCATCTCGACGGCCGGCGAAGGGACCGGCGGGCTTGCCTGGGACCTGTGGGATTACTCGCATAAGGTCGCGAGCGGCGAGATTGAAGACCCGAGCTTCGCACCGATCATTTTCGCAGCGCCGGCGGAAGCCGATTGGCGCGACGAAGCCGCATGGCACGCCGCCAACCCGGCGATTGAGGCCGGCTTTTGCTCGCTGGAAGAATTGCGAATCAAGGCGCGACGGATCGAACATTTTCCTTCCGAGATTGCCGACTTCCGCCGGTTCCACCTCAACCAATGGCAGGAAGGCGCGGCGCAACCATGGGTGGCGCTGGAGCTTTACGACGCCTGCGAGCCTATGCCGGATCGCGCGGACCTGCTGGGGCGGACCTGCTGGGTTGGCGTTGACCTATCCAGCGTCGAGGATTTGACGGCGGTGGTCGCGGTTTTCCCCTCAGAGGGTGAAAACGGCAAGGTCTATGACGTGCTGCCCATGTTTTTCCTGCCAGAAGCCGGGCTGGCGCGCAAAGCCGAACGTGACCGGGCGGATTACGTGCGCTGGCGCGAATCGGGCGTCCTGAAGGTCACGGAAGGGAACGTGATCGACCATAAAGCCGTGGTCGAGCATGTCGCCGCGCTGGCGGAAGATTTTGACGTGCAGGAAATCGCAATCGACCGCTGGAATTCGACCGCGGTGAACGTGGCGCTTCAGGAGGAGGGCTTTACCGTCGCTCAGTTCGGACAGGGCTTCGCCAGCATGGCCGCGCCGGTCAAGGAACTGAAGCGGGCGATTCTGTCCGGCTCGTTTCGGCATGGCGCAAATCCGCTGCTCCGCATGTGCTTCGCGAACGTGGTCGCGGAAACGGACGCGGCGGAAAACGAGAAGTTCACAAAAGAGCGGGCGCGTGGGCGAATCGACGGGGCCGTCGCCTCCGCCATGGCCGTGGGCCGCATCCTGGCGACCGACGAAGGGCCTTGCGTTTACGAAACGGAAGAAAGGCCAGACGGATTCCTGTGGGTGTGACGCCTTGAGGGTTTCGGGGGTTTTGGGGGTATGTCTCCAAGCCGTTTTCGAAAATTTTCGGGGTTTCGTCAGTTTTGTCAGTTCGCAGTTTGAGCGTTTTCGAGTTTTTTTGTTGATTCCCAAATGGGGGAACAGCGCCCGGAGTGTCGCAATGTCGCAAGAGTCGCAGGGGGCGACGGCAACCCTGACGGTTGTTTCGGTCGAGAAGGTTCAGAAAGGCCGGCTGATTGGCTTAGCCGTGGTCGAAGTCGAGATTGACGGCATTCCGACGCTTATGCAGGGCTTCAAAATCATGCGCCTGCCTTACGGCGGCCTATCATGTGAGTTGCCGTGCTTTCGACACCCCGATGGGCGCTGGCTTCCAGCCGTGGTTCTGACTGAAGAGCTTACCAAGGCGATTGCCGACGAGGTTTTGACGATCTTCGCGGCCGCGTGAGTCTCTGTCTTTTGTTGACTATTTGTTGACTCGGGCTTGACCGGCGCTTTGCAAAATCCGCGAAACCGTTGATTTTATTGGCGCACCCGACAGGATTCGAACCTGTGGCCTCTGCCTTCGGAGGGCAGCGCTCTATCCAGCTGAGCTACGGGTGCCTGACTCCTGTTTAACAAATGCGCTTCGTTCGGCAAAGCGTTTTGTTCGGTTTGGGTCCGTCGCGCTTTCGTGTAAGTTCGGCCTCCCTCCTTTCAGAACACGCGA